TTACAGCTAAGGAGCATACTAACTTCTCTAAAAAGAATATTAGTGTATCATCAAGCACAGGTAAATTAGAACTTGATGGTGATTTGAATAAAGCTGGACTTAAATTTACTAAATTGTTAAACTTTTTCTTTGGTCAGAAAAGACATGCAATTGACTCTTGGAATTACATGAAGGCGAAGGAAGAATTAAGAAAAAATTATTTTAATTAATTCTCACCGTATAAATCCTTCTTTGGTGTACAAGAATCACGTATTAATTTCTCTACAAATGAAAACATCTTTAAACCGTTTTGTTCACAGTACTTTTTTAGAAGCTCGTGGGTTTTTGTTGTAATTTTTAAGTTTTTATCTCTTTTCATCGCTTGTTTTACTATAAGTATGACAAAAGTATCACAAAAATCATACTTTTTCAAATATATATTACATATATATTTGAAAGGTCTTTTACTTTTGAAAAAAACCCAATATTTATAATAAACAAAACGATAAAGTAAATAATTAACCCAAAAACAAAATTAATATGCCAAATCAAGTATTCGTAAGTCCAGGTGTTTATACCTCAGAGAAAGACTTAACTTTTGTCACACGACAAGTTGGTGTGACTACGCTTGGTTTAGTTGGTGAGACCACAATCGGACCAGCTTTCCAACCAATCTTCATTAGCAACTATGGTGAATTCCAATCTTTCTTTGGTGGCTTAAACGCTACAAAAGTTAAGGACACAGGAGCTCCTTTGTATGAATTACCATACGTAGCAAAATCTTATTTATCTCAATCGAACCAATTGTTTGTAACCAGAGTGCTTGGTCTTTCTGGATATGATGCAGGTGCGGCTTGGGGTATCTTACTTGATGGTGCGTTAGACCCAGATACGTTGACAACAACTATGACTGGTGCTACATACAGCCCATTAATCTCATTCACGGCTTCTACTGCTGGTACTATAACTAGTTTAGTTTCAGCTGATTCATTGGTTGCTTCATTACTTATCGACCCAGTTGAAGGTCCAGCATTAAACGCTTCTTTAGCTTTCTTAGCTACTGCTTCAACAGGTGCAACTGCAAGTATTTCAAATGTTTACATCAAATCTGGTGCTAACTTCACTGGTGCGTCATTCAACTTATACGTTGATGCAACTGGTACTGATATTAACGGTAACACAACTGGTACAACTACTGGTGTGACTGTTTACTACTCAGGTACAGCTTACGCTGACGTTGAAAATCAATTAGTAGCATTGCTTCGTTCAAGAGGTACTGTTGATTTGACAACTCAATTACCAGCATTCGAAGTAACTGGTACTACTGGTGTTATTTTTGACCCAGCATTTTCTGGAGCAACAGCTGACCCATTGGGAACATTCTCATTAAGTGGTTATTCACAAACACAAGGTGCGTTTGATTACCAAGTTTCAATGGATAGAACTCAAAGAAATTATTTACCAAAAGTATTAGGTAGAACTGTAGCTGGTGGTAACACAGCATTATTCGTAGAAGAACTTTACGATAACATGTTTAAGATTCTTAATGCTGACGAGAAGATTAGAGGTATTAAACAAGTTACAGCTAATTACGCAAATGATTATAGTGATTACTTACAACAATATCAACCAGCCGTAACTCCTTACGTAGTATCTGAATTACGTGGTAATAAGGTATTAAGATTGTTCAGATTCTGGACTATCTCTGATGGTAATGCAGCTAACGAACAATTTAAGATTTCAATCAGAAATATTAAACCTGATACAAAAGAGTTTGACGTTATAATTAGAGCGTTCTACGATACTGATGCTCAACCAACAGTATTAGAAGCGTTCACACGTTGTTCTATGGACCCAAGCTCTAATAACTACATTAAGAGAAGAATCGGTACACTTGACGGTGAATACGTTTCTAGGTCATCTTATGTTTTAGTTGAATGTGATGACACATCTGATACATCAGAAGCATTCCCAGCTGGTTTCGTTGGTTACCCAATTCGTGATTACCAAACAAACAGCAATACTTCAGTTGTTAACCCAGATTTAATGTACAAACAAACTTATAGTACATTTGAGAACAAGCGTAAATTCTACTTAGGTCTTTCTGAGACTGTAGGTATCGATGCTGACTTCTTCGATTACAAAGGTATCCCAACAACATCTAGTCCTAATATCTGGACTGGTATGACAAATGGTTTCCACATGGACGTTAACGCTTCTGCGGTTACAATTGACAACGTTGTTGAAGTAATTAACTCTTCAGGTGGTACTTATAGCCCAGTATTCTTATTCGATACAGGTGATTGGGTATTCACAACTGAGTCTTCTTTATTGAATGGTCCTTATGAGAAATTATATGCACGTAAGTTTACATTCGTACCTTACGGTGGTTTCGATGGTTGGGACATCTACAGAACACGTAGAAGTAACACAGATAGATTCTTAATTAACGGTACTTACGGTCAAGCTGGCCTTAACTCAGGTGCTTTCGTTAACAGAACTCTTTCTAATGGTGACTTAGGTATCAACTCTGATTACTATGCATACTTAGAGGCTATCTGGACATTCAAAAACCCTGAAGCAGTAAACATTAACGTATTTGCTACACCAGGTATTGATAACTTTGATAACACAAACTTAATCGAAGCAACTATTGACATGGTTGAACAAGATAGAGCTGACTCATTATACATCATGACAACTCCAGATACTGATGCTGCTGGTGATGTATTAAGTGTTGAAGACGTTACAGATAGCCTTGATGGAATGTATGACAGTAACTACTCTTGTACTTACTGGCCATGGGTTCAAATCCAAGACTCTGAAAACAACGTATTTATCTGGGTTCCACCTACAAGAGACGTTGTAAGAAATATCGCATTGACTGATAACATTGCATTCCCTTGGTTTGCCGCTGCTGGTATCCAAAGAGGTGATGTTGACGCTATCCAAGCTCGTAAGAAACTTACACTTGCTGAGAGAGATAATCTTTACGAAAATCGTATTAACCCAATCGCTACCTTCACATCAGATGGTATCAAAATCTGGGGTAATAAGACTCTTCAAGTTAAGGATTCAGCTCTTAACAGAATCAATGTTAGAAGATTGTTATTACAAGCTAGAAAACTTATTTCTGCTGTTGCTATCAGATTGTTATTCGAACAAAACGATACAGTTGTAAGAAATCAATTCTTAGCTCTTGTTAACCCAATCCTTGATAACATTAGAGCTGAAAGAGGTTTAACTGACTTCCGTGTAGTACTTTCAAAAGACCCAGAAGATATCGACAGAAATCAATTAACTGGTCAAATCTTCTTGAAACCTACAAGAGCGTTAGAGTTCATTCAAGTAGAATTCGTAATCATGAATACAGGTGCATCTTTCGATAACATCTAATACGAACTAAAATACAAACAATTAAGGCCCTAAAAAGGGCCTTTTTTGTTATAAACCGATATTTATATATAAAATCAGTATTATTATGGCAAAAATTAAAATAACTGCACAGCAATACAATGCAATCCTATTACATGAGTCTAAAACTCGTTTAAATGGTCAAGAATCGATTATCACTGAAACTTTGAATGAAGACACCCAATTATTAGAAGAGGGGTGGAAAGAGGTTGTATTAGGTGTTGCGATGATGATGGGTGTTGGGTTAACTGGAATGAATAAAGCGGTGGCTCAAGATGCAGTTAAAAATGCACAAACAATGGCTCAAATCAAATCAACCCTTGAAGATAAGGATAAAACTGCTGAGTTGGTTGATTTGTTGAAACAAAAGGGTATGAAAGACCCTGAAACTAAGTTAGCTAATAATGCTGAAAAGGTTGTTGATGCTTACAATAGAATTGCCGCTGATGATGATATTAAATACAAAGTAGATGTTAAAGTTGTTAATAACTTACAAGCGTTAAAAGGTAAGTTAGGACAAGGTTATGCACTTAAAGGTGCTGAAATGTCAAAAGATACTATCCATGGTCAAGAACTACCAGTTGTTACTGTTACTGATACAATGGAAATTGAATTAGGAAATGATAATTTATTTGTGACTGGTGGTTATACTCTTAGTCCAGCTGGTGTTGATACAATAACAACGGCTATCGAAGAAATTAAAAAATTAGGTGGTAAGATTGAGTTGGTTGATATCGAATCATCAACTGATGCTGAGCAAATACCTAAGTTTATGTCGAAAGATGACCCTACTGGTAATATTCAATTAGCTAATCTTAGAACACAAAGTGTATCAAACCTTATTGGTTCATTAGAAAGTGGTGTATCTGTTACACACAGAGAAATCCCTAACAATGGTTCTAATGTTGTAAGTACACAAGAATTTAAAAAGTATTCTGCTGATAAAAAAGCAACTGCTTCATTGCGTGAAAAAACATCTGACTTTAGATATGTTAAGATTAAGATTGTAGCTACATTCGAATCTAAAGCCGATACTACAACAACACCTGATAAGGTTATCGCAAATTACAGATTTGAATTGGTTAAGGTTATTGAATCAACTGGTAAGACTGCTAAGATTAAGACTAAGACTAAGTTCAAACATAAGAAATTCAAATGTCATAAAGCTAAAAAAGGTAAGATAGATGTTTCCAAGTGTACTACTTGGTAACAAATACCAAACCCTTATTTAGTTACGATAAAATCTTGTACCCAAGTGTTACCTGATTTAGCAACTGATACTTGTGTGTATTCAGAGTTAAAGATATTATTTCGGTGACCTTTATTTGGGCTACTTAAATCGATTAACAATTGTACCATTACATCTGTAGCTGTTTTACCAGTACCACAATTTTCACCAGCTGTTTTAGTAACGTTTTTAGTTCTATCAGCTAACGTTTGACCGTTAGGGCCAGTGTGTGATAATTGTTTTGTAGAGTCTAAGTATTGAGCGTGTGACTTAGTATTTGTATACAACATAGTTGACAAAGACAAAGTTTTAACTGGTTTAGCGGACTTTAAAAAAGTGATTAACGCTTCACCCTCAGCTACAATATCAACCGATTTATTAGTAGTTTTGTTAGTTGTTTTAACACCCAAAGCCTTTAATTTCTTAGCTGATGCGATATAAGCCTCAACTGCTGGGATAAACGATTCTGGGTTACTTCTAACTTTATTGATTAAACAAACCATTTCGATTTCCTCAGCTGTTTGTCCAAATGATGCTGATATTGAGCCGATTACTAATAATATGGTGATTAATTTTTTCATACTACAAAGGTAATAAATCTTTTTGAATCTACCAAATATTTTTACAAATATTTGATATTTATTACTGTGGAATTAAAGTTTTTAATTAAAAAAGCAAAAGCCACATATTTATTTAGAAATAAGCATATATTTTAAAAACAATACAACATGGCTGATTTATTAATGAAAATGCCCTTACCTTACGAGCCTAAGAAAAAGAATCGTTGGTTAATAACATTCCCTGCTGATTTAGGGATTCAACAATGGTGGTTAGCATCTGCTTCAAGACCTTCAATTACACAAAACGAGGTTGAAATCCCGTTCCTTAACACATCTACATGGGTTATTGGTCGTTTCACTTGGGAAGCAATTGATGTTACATTCCGTGACCCAATTGGTCCTTCAGCGGCTCAAGCTATTATGGAGTGGGTTCGTTTACACTCAGAATCAATCACAGGTCGTCAAGGTTACGCTGCTGGTTACAAACGTCCAGTAGAACTTGAATTACTTGACCCAACAGGTGTTGTGGTTGAAAAATGGTTGCTTGATGGTACCATGCTTACAAACGTAGGTTTCGGTGACTTATCAATGGATGATGACGGTATCGCAGAAATTACAGCGACACTTAGATTCGACAGAGCAATCTTATTATTCTAAAATTTAGGGTTAATTAAACATAGAAAAGAGGCAGTAGCGTTTATTCGTTATTTGCCTCTTTTCGTATTATAGCCTCTTTTAAAACGTTTTCAATATCACGATAGTTCGCAGCATATTCGTATTGTTGTTGTCTAGCGAAAGCGTATTTATCCTCAACTATTTTATTTTTAATTAGTACTAATTCTTCTTTTTTAAACTGACTTAAATGTTCATTTTCTAATAACTCCCCAATGAACATCATCCTATGTTGAAGGTTTTGAAAATGTTCGCCAACATATTTTATTGCTTCAACTTCTGGTACATTTAACGCTTGAGTTATTTCATTCATAAGTGTTTCGGTTTTACGAATTAATGAATCTGTAAAAATAATTACACCATTGATTTTGATGAAATCATGTGACATGTGTGTATCGAAATGTCGTTCAAGGTATTTTAGTATAGATTTCTTAATAAATGGTGACATTCACCAAATATACGATAAAATTTCGAATTATTCAATACTTTACAAAAAAAATTGTTTTCTTATATTTATTGTAAACAACGTTTTAAAATGGAAAAAAGACCACAAGTGTTCCCAACACAACAGGAAAGGGAAATGGCTAAATCACAAATCGATGCAGATAAGATTGCGGCCTATGAAAGAGAAAAAGCTAAAGTTACTGGTGAAGTTTATAATAACGCTAAAGCCCCAGATAACAATCCAAATCTAGGTTATGATTATATAAACCAAAATGATGCCGTTAACCAAATGAGATTAAGACAAGAACAAGCTATGTCTATGAAAAACTCACAAGGTAAGGTGCAATACCCACATTTAGCTGAACAACCAGCACCAAACTATTATTCTCAACAAGAACACAATAAAAACGATGAACTTATTAGGCAAAGAGAAGAAGCGTTGGAGAGAAATAGACAACAAATTGAAAATTATCAACGTATGGCAAATGAAGCTTCTATGAGAAACGTAAATAACCCACAAAGTGGGCCAGGTGCACAACAACCATTGTACCCTCAAAACAACGGATACCAAAATCAACAAAATGCAGGGTACACAAATAATTATGTACCCCCTACACCACCACCTACACCCCCAGTAAATAATGGGTATATGGGTGAAAATTTTGGACAAAATCCTTCAAATATCAATCCATATATACTTGAATTGAGTCAACCGAACTATAATTGCCCGTTTGATGTAATTCCATTACCATCTGGTGGTAAAACATATAGAACTAAGAAACCAAGTATACGTGTTGGGTATATGACTACTGCTGATGAGAACATCTTAACTAGTCCAAATCTATTACAAAGCGGTGAATTCTTAGAAATTCTTATCAATCGTAAGATATTAGAACCAGAATTACGTTATAGAGACCTATTAGTGGGTGACCGTAATGCAATTATGATATGGTTAAGAGCTACATCATATGGTGAAATGTACCCAATTACTGTTTTAGACGAGAATGGTAACCCATTTGATACTGAAATTAACTTAAATGACCTAAAAATGAAGAAATTGGCTGTTGAACCAGACCAAGAAGGGTTATTTACCTTCCAATTTCCACTATGTAAGGCCCAAATTAAGTTCAGATTACTCACTATGGGTGATGTTGAGGACATTGAAAAGATGGTTGAGACCGACAAAAACAATGGTTTACCAATAAATAACTCAACAACATATACTTTTGAGCGTATGATTGTTGAAATTAACGGAAGTAGAGATAGAAACGCTATTAAAGACTTCTCGAATTCACTTAGAATTAAAGATGCTAAGGAATTTTCGGAGTATTTAGATAAACTTGAGTGCGGTGTAGATATGACGATTACCGTTGGAACCCCTGGAGGTGGTTCCATTGAAACCTTTCTTCCCCTTAACTTCAACTTTTTTTGGCCTAACAGCGGCTTATAAAAGACCCCTATGGGAGGAAATATACATTGTGATGCAACATCTTAAGAATCCATATGCGGATGTTATGATGATGCCTACATGTGAGCGTAGATTCTTCTTAGGTTTAGCTACAAAATCAGCTATGGAGAGAGAAGAACAAGTAGAGGAAATGAAAAAGAATGCTCAAACAAGAACTGGTAAGGGTAGTAGAAGTACAACCGTATCTGGTGAAGCATTAAAGACAAGAATGAAAAGCGGAGATATACCGTTAACATAACAAAATCCCCATTTTATGTGGGGATTTTTGCATTAAAGGATATTTATATTAAAATCAATCGAATGAACCCTATAAGCGATAAAATACAAGCATTAATTGACACTATCATAGCTGAAGCTAGAATTGCTCCAGCACCAGAACCATTGAGTGTTTTGTTTAATGACAATCCTACTGCTAAATATTTTTCAATTGTTCAACGATTGAAAGGTGGCGGTGACACAGAATATGATTTTAGAATCGAAGACCAAAACGGTTATAAAATGATTCGTGATATCAATACAGGAACTAAAACCAAAGGGTGTTTAGCTGATGCCAATGTTGATACTATGATTTATGGTGACCAATTTAGACTTAATTTTGGTAAGTGTGGTCCACTTACAATCAATAATGTTGTTGGTGTTAAACTTTATGCTGATGAGAACGCTATTAAAGCTGGACAACCACTAGATAGCTATGAATTAGATACTGATTTAGGTAAAGATGAAGGTGATTTGATTGCACAATACCATGAAAGACTTAAAGATTTGAATGTAGGTGATGCAATTTATTTCGATTCTAAGTTTAAATGGGATGGTGAAGTAACTGATAAGTTTAGAGATAGTATGAATGTTGAAATTAATAGAGATGGTATTAAAGGTCAACCAATTAATTTACAAATAGACTTACGTCAAAACCCTTTCTATATTGCTGATGGGGAAATCATGTTTAAAGCAAACGCTAATAAGAGAGATGAAAACGCAACGCCTGTTAAGTTTGATATCCCTATTAAAAAGTTTACATTTAATCAAAAAACTAAACCTAAGAAAGAAAAACCAGTTGAAAAACACAAGACTAAAGAAGTTGATGCTGAGGAAGAAATTTATAACGCTAAAAAAGCCGCAGAATTCATCGCTAACGACCCTTTATTAAAACAAGCCTTCTATAGTCAACCAAGTTTTATGGAGCTATTACGAGCTGAAATAACAGGTAAAAAAGCGGTAGGGAAAGGTATCATTACAACTCTTAATTTAGTAGGTAATTATCAAAACAAAAAATTTAGTGAAGCATTAGGTGCTGAATTTAAAGTTGGTGGTAAAGTTGTTTTTCTTGTAAACAATTTAGTTGATATCAAATATTTTGATAAAAAGAAAAAACAAGATAGTTTTGTATTGGAAAAAGGTAAGAAGTACAATGCAAAGGTTAAGAGACCAACTGCTGATGACCAGTATACTAGATTGGTTAACCTTGAAGGTGTAAATGAATTTGAAATATTAGTTAAGAGACCAACTGAAACAGAAAATGTGTACTTATGTGACATTATAAAAATAGTTAACGTTGGTAATGAACGAAAAGAATACCCTAGAGAAAATGTGTATATAACAATGTTACCATCTGATGGTTATCAACCATTAAAAAAAGAACCTAAACAAAAATCAAGATTTGAAAAATAATGGCTAAGAAAAAAACGCAAGCGGAAATAAACGCTGAAATACGTGAAGCTGTAGAATTGTTAAAGAAACAAGCTGAAGAACAAGCTAATATTTCAAATAGCTTAGAAGGGTATTTAGATGGTTTAAAAAGATTAAAAGGTATCAAGCAAGAAGAAGCTCGATTAGATAAGATTCTAAATAAATTAGAATCTGAAAAAGTCGGATTGTCTGGTGATGACCTTAAAATGCAAGAGAAAAAGATTCAACTTCTTAAAGAACAAATAGGCTTATTAAAAAAAGAAGGTGATGTACTTGCAGATAATTTACAAAAAGTAAACAAGGGTAATTTAATGGCAGCAAAAGCTGCTGGTGGCCTTGTAAAGACATTCGCTAAGCTTCCTGATTTAGCTGATGCACTTAGAAAAAAGATTAAAACACTAGGTATTATTGATATGGATAAAGCGATGAAAAAATCTGCTTTATCAATGGGTGTTTTATCTAAACAAAGTGATGGTTTCAGAACTAGCTTTAAAGAAGCTTCAAAATATACAAATCAATTAGGAATTGGTATTGAAGAATTAGCTAAGATGCAAGCCGACTATAGTGAAGAACTAGGTCGTAATGTAATGCTTGGTGAGAGTGGTTTAAAAGCCATTTCTAACATAGCTGCTGCAACTAATTTAGGTGCTGAGGGTGCTGCAAGGTTAGCCGCTGATTTCGAGAACGTAGGGCTTTCAGCTGTACGTACAGCTGAATATACCGAGCAAGTAATGAATGACTCACATAAATTGGGTCTTAATGCTTCTAAGGTGATTAAGAATATTAGTCAGAATATGAAGATGCTTAACAAGTACAACTTTAAAGGTGGTGTTAAGGGTCTTGCTAAGATGGCTGAAACTGCTTCTAAGTTAGGGGTTGATATGAACATGGTATCTGGTATGGCAGACAAATTGTTTGACATTGAAGGTGCTGTTGATATGTCGGCTCAATTACAAGTTATGGGTGGTGCATGGGCTCAATTAGCTGACCCATTCAAATTGATGTACATGGCTCGTAATGACATGGAAGGTTTAATGGAGTCTATGGGTAAAGCAGCTGAATCATCTGTTCACTTTAATAATAAAACAAAAGAATTTGAAATATCAGCACTTGAAATGCACAAGTTGCGTAAGATTGCTGAACAAACTGGTGTCTCTTATGAAGAGTTAGCTCAAGCTGGAAAGAACGCTGCTAAGTTTACGAAGATTAAAAGTCAGATGAGATTTAATATGAGTAAAGAAGAGCAAGAGTTTATTGCTAATACAGCTAAATTTAATGAACAAGGTAAGGCTGAAATTGAAATTAATGGTGGTAAGAAATTAGTTTCTCAATTAACAAGTGCTGACAAGACAGCGTTGAAGGCTCAAATTGAAGAAAAAGCTAATCTTGAAACAAGAGCTAAACAAGCACAAACGTTTGATGACCAAGTTACTAATTTAATCAATATGTTAAAGACTTCAGCGTTACCTTTAGTTGAAGCTATCAATAAAAAACTTATGCCGAAACTTCAAGGGTTAATGGATAAGATGATTAAAAATGGTTGGTTAGATAAGATAGGACAATTTGCTGAAATGATTGGTAATGGTATTGCTAAACTTGTTGGTGTATTTGTTGATAACCCTATTGCAACAGCTGTTGGTATAGGTTTAGCTAAAATTGGTTCATTCTTATTTGAAAAAGCATCTTGGATACACAATGGTTACTTATTAGCTAAAGGTTTCTTAGCTGGCACTGGAGGTGGTAGTGGGGGAAGTGGAAGTTTAATGGATGCACTCACTGGAGGTGGCGGTGGAGGCGGTGGCCGTAGAATGGGTATGGGTGGAAAGATGATGAAAGGTGCTAGTCGTTTATTCGGTGGTAAAAACACTATGGTTGGTCGTGGAATGAGAGGTATGGCTTCTGGTATGACTCGTGGCGGTGGTGGTATGTTTGGTGGTATGGGTAAAATGGGTGGTGGAATGCTTGGTAAAATAGGTGGAAAATTCGGGCCTATGGGTGGAATGGGACTTGGTTTATTAGGTGGTGGTCTTGGAATGGGTGCTGATGCATTAAGAGGTGGAATGGATGACCCTTATTCAACTGGTGGTAAATTATTAGGTATTGGTGGTAAGGCTGCTGAATGGGCTGGTATGGGAGCAATGTTTGGACCATGGGGTGCATTAATTGGTGGTCTTGCTGGTGCTGGTAAGGGTATATACGATGAATATTTTAGTGATGAAGCTAAAAAACGTGATGAGTTGAGAAAATGGGGTGTTCATGATGGTGTATTCAATGGTGATTTCTCTAAAGGTAGAGGTGTTGTACAAGGTGGTAAGATTACACCTATTGATAATAAAGATGACTTAATTGCGATGAAAAAAGGTGGTCCTATCCATAATTCATTCAGTGATAACAACCAAAAAACTATGAAGATAGAATTTGGTGAGATAAGATTTAAGTTTGATGAATTAAAGGTTAGTGCACCAGGTTCACCAGGTACAGCAATAGATTTAACAAAAGACCCTCAATTTATCCGTAATATTACAAGAATGATTCACGTTGAAACTGAAAAAGTAGTAAATGGTGGAAAAGCTAAAGGATAAAATAGGTTGATAATCAATTATTTAAG